CACCGGCCCGCGCCTGTAGACCGCGCATAGCCGTCAGGACCACTTCAGGGTCCATTGAGCGAAGCTGCGCGTTCGTTGCCTCAATAGCTTGGGGCGACAGGTTTTTAGCAGCCCAGTTCAAGGCCTCCTGCATGGCATCAACACCGCCGCACTCGTTAGCGCAGTACGTCAGGACCTGCTCGGCACGCGCACGCTGTCCGGCAAGGTACTCGTCAGCGAACTGCCGACTCAGCCCCTTCCCCTCGAACTCCTTGTAGTGCTCCTCAGACCACTCCCAGTTGTTCTCTTGTAGTTCGTTGTACAGCTCTTGGCGCCGATCACCAGAGAACAGATCAGACGGCTTGTTGTCCTGCTCAATCTTTAGCTGGTCGATCTGCGGCGCTTCCGCTTCCGCCGGCGCAATCGGGTCAGCGGGTTGCTCAGGTGTTGCTTGAGGCATTTGCCCTTCCGCATCACGGGATACTTCGACACTGCCATAGTCAGCGCCTTGCTCATTTGATCGAATTTGGGGTGCTTCGCTAGTTTCCATAATCAGGTGTAGAATCCACGGTAGGCGTCAGCCTTGTACATCGAGGTGCTGCTGTTCCCGTTGAGGAAAGCGTTGATCCACGATTCACCAAGGGCTCGGCCAAGTTTGGCGTAACCACTTACGCTGGGGTGTGTCTTGTCGTCGCCGAGCCAATCAAGGTCCAGCTGAAGCCCGACCATGTGCGGCGAGTTGTTGATGACCGTTTGCATCTGACCGTAAGCGGTGTCCACGTTGGCCTCTTTACCTTCGGCCCGGAACGGCATCTGCTGCACAGTCGGCACGTACTTGATGTTGAGGTCCTGCGCGAGCTGCGTATGGAAGCGGGAGAGCGAGTCACCAACCGTGTCTTTTGGAAGGCCGCGTCCTTCGTAGACATCTTCAACAGATTCCCCGCCAACAGTTGTGCCGTTATACGCCAAGCCGGCGTCGTTGTTGCCCAACATGCAGAAGTGGCCGGCGATGTACGGGTTGGTCAGCGCATCAAGCGCCGGCTTGCAGTACATGTCCCACCACTGGAGGTACATCGGCGTGGTCGTACCGCCCGGAGTAAGATCCGCAGGGTCGTAGTCCGGGTGCCACGAGTACACACCAAAGCCTGCACCACCAAGGCCAGTGGTCAGCGAGACCTTGGCGAGGATTGTTTGAGTGCGGCCAAGGAAGATGAAGTTAATCGGCTTGGCAGCACCGCTGGTCTGAAACCGCCCGTACAGGGTTTGGGCGAGCGTGTGCAGCGGCGTGACAGAGCACAGCTCAGTGCTAATGTCAGGGCTGTTGGGGTCCGCAGGATATGCTCGGTCCGCTACTTGGCCCATGTAGGGCTGACAGTTGCGCCAAGCGGCTGTAGCGGCCTCAGAAGCAACAGCACCTCGAGGACGCACATCAGAGTTGCTACTTGTTTCCGTGTACAGGCTAAGAGCGTTCGACCCAGCGTATCGCCCAGTTCGTGCCTTAGTAGTCGTCGTCGCAAATGCACCAGACGTGCGCGAACTGTTCCACTGCGTATCTGCCTGATCCCACCAAAGCCACTGGTCCCAATACTTGGCAATGGACTGGGCATCTGCGGGCGCCGTATCGTTTGCCACAGGCGGCATGTAGCCATACAGAGGGCGATCCTTCACCGGCAGCACGATGTCGTTGATGTTGTCGTGCGCCTTGTTAAAGCCTTCCGCGATGCTGTCGCCAGTGACAAGGAAGACAACGTCATCGGAGTTGCCCATCTCAATGTAGCCTTTACCGGCATCATCAAGCAGGAACTGGGGAGGGTGTGCCATGACTTATTGTTGTGGTTGCTGGCGGACTTGCGCCGCAAGGACTTGACCGGCAGGCCCGGCGACAGAGGAAAGAGCTTGTTGCTGCTGCGCCATTTCCAGCTCCTGCTGGATCTGCTCCTCACTCTTGATGATCGCATCAGAGTCAAGGTTCAGCGACGTGGCAACGCGAGTCAGAATGGCTCGAGGGTTGAAGTATTGGGCGGCCTCTTGCGGGCCGAGAAGTTGTTGGCTGATTTGTCCCATCGTCAACAGACGGTTCGCTTCGTGACCTCGGCTGATAGCCTCGAGGCCCGTGGCGATGATCGGCTCTATGCCTTTGGGCAGTTTGGGGACATCTGGCCGATCCGTGATCTGTGAGAGGATGTAGTGGATAATCGGCTTCTGGACGTTCTCGGCCAGCGAAGAGTAAACACCACCCAGCGCGTCCTCGATCTCCTGAATCGTGCTACGTACCTCTTGGGCAGTAACCCGCTCGGCGTCCCGTTGGTTCGCCATCAGGAAGACACGCATCAGACGCTGTTCAATCTGCATCGCCCGTTGTTGAGCGACCGACAGGTCCAGCGCCTTGTTCATTTGCAGCACACCAACGTCGTCGATGTTGCCCTGCTTCACTGCCCCGTTAGGGCTGGTAGCAATCGTCTGCGCCCTGATGCTGGCGCCCGGCTTGACAAGGATCAGCAGCTTTGCCGCAGCCAGCGCAGCCTCGGTGATGCTTCGACTGAGGGCCTCGAGTGCGATCAGGTCGCCGTCGTACTCCTCAACAAACGAGCTGCCGTAGCTGGCACCGCTAATACCGTTGAAGCGCAGGGGGATCAGAGGCAGGCGCTTGGCCGGCAGCATACGCAGCGAGCCGGGGACAGCAACACCTTCGACCTCTTGCCAGTATTTGAACTGGCCATTCTCCTCAAGACACGCCCCGCTGTACAGGGCAAGGTTCTTGTCACCCTCGCTGGACCGAGTAGCGTCCTCAGGCAGGCCGTCAGGGAAGTAGCGTGCAGCGATCTCGCGGGCCACGTGCTGCTTGACAACCACCTTGATGATGTTGCCTTCAGGGTCTCGCTCGCAGATGAACTTGTGCAGATCAACAAACTGAGGACCGCGCTTCTTGTCCACCATGATTAGACCGTTGCCGGTAATCAGCAGGTGGCGCAGGCACTCAGACATGACAGGGCGCCAGCCCTGCGTCTCAAACGCCTCGCGGCCAGTCTCTTCAATCAGCGCCAGGTTCTTCTCGATCTCGGCTCGACCCGCCGCAGCGTCCTCAACACCGAACTCGCTGACCAGCTGCCGCTCCATGAACGGGTCGATAGCCAGTCGGTAGAACGGCAGCTGAGTGGGGAACAGCGACAGTCCTAGCTTGGATGCCAGCGTGTTGACCCCCTCAGCTCCGACGCTTTGATAGTTCTGCGGTAGACGATCACGACCCGTCTCGTCCCGGCGGAATACGGCGGGGATCGTCAGAACGCTAGACCTGATTCCCCGCTCCTCGAACTCCGACCGGGCAGCTAGGCCTACGGAGTAATGGTGTTGGAGCGTCTTCATGTCACATGTTCACGTTGGGGATCTGCATACGGAACCGCCGAAGGACACCCCCAGCGGCTGCGGTTTGGCGCTGTGCCTGCTGTGCCGATTGGCTCCTGCCAACCCGCTGTGCAGCCTTAGGGGCCATAGGGGGTGCTGCCGGTGCGGGCGGCGGCGTCGGCGGCGCTTCGATCTTCGGAGCTAGGCACATCGTGAGGGGGCGGGTCAGGTTGGAACGGTTGACCAATCATGTCGTCAATAGCTGTCAGCACCTCTTGGTGCCCAGCCCGCATGCCCATGATCCACGCCATCTGGTGAGGCTCATCAGGCACCGACATGCTGTGAAGCGGCCTCATAGGGAACCGCTCGTTCAGGTCTTTGCGAAGTCTTCGTAGAACAGATTCATCCATATTATTAACTCTTAAGTATACTCAGGTTGCCAGTACCGAACCATGTCACCGCTGTAATCACCGTAGTGGAGGATGCGGGACACCTGTGCGTTGACCAGCGCGTCCTCAGCAGTGCTCTTTGCCTTGATGAACTGCGCCTCAATCTGCTCCCAGACAGCAGGGAACTCCTCGGTCGTGATACGCCCTGGTGTCTTGACGGCCTTGTCCAGCAGCCTAGCGGCAGTCTTCTCGCCTACACCGGGGCACCCAAAGTAGCCATCAACACGGTCGCCCATCAAGGTCTGGATCATGTGCCAGTAGCGGGCTTGTTCGCTGTCCACCGTGATGTCGTCCACAAACCCCGACCCTTGGCGGTAGCGCATAAACCTACCAGGCACTGTCTTGAAGTCCTTGTCGTGGCTGATGATTGTCGTTGGCTCGTTGCTTGACGTAGCTTCAATCCCGATCAGGTCATCAGCCTCAAGCCAAGCCTCTTCTCGAGCCCGACTGTCCTGCATCGCCCAGTCCTTCAAGCGCCCAAAGCACATAGGCCGGCGAGAGCCCTTCCGGTTTTCCTTGTACGACGGCAGGATATCCTTGCGCCAGTTCTCGCGGCTGCTGAAGAACACAAGGTAGTCGTCAACACCAGCGCCCTCCAGCAGCTCGTCAAGGTTGCGCGTGTACGACTCCTGACACTCTTCGTAGTCGGCGTACAGCACGTGGAAGTCGTTGCTGAAGATGACCTCCTTTTCATTTGAGAGGGTCACCATGTACAGCAACATGTCGCCGTCGAGAAGTCCTTTCATATCAGTGCGTTGCCAGCCAGTTGTCCCCAAACACCACGTCGCAGCGCAGCGGGACCTTAAGGTTAAGTGCGGATACCGTGCGGTTGTTGGCGGCCTGCACCGCAGCAGTAAACGGCTCCCGCAGCCCCTTACGGAGCGAGCCCTGCATCTCGTCGTGGACGTGCAGGTGCGGGATGTAATCGACACCCCATTTGATGCCGTGATTCTCAAGCTCGCTCTTCAAGTACACAGGCATCCAGCGCATGCAGATTGAGCCATCCATCTGGAGCTTGGTGTTGAGCAAGCTGTGACTGGAGCGGACACCAGCACGCCGACCATCCAGCCCTAGAACGCCCTCATACCGTTGCGCCTGGTTGCCGAGGAACTTCAACAGGGAGTGCATGCCGACAATGCCCTGACTGAACGCCTTCTTGATCTTGCTGCCGAGGACGCGGTTGCCGCCGTTCATTGCGCCGAGCTTGTCAACACCGCAGCCGTACAGCCAGGCGTAGCCTGAGGCCTTGACCTGATCGCGTGTTGCTGTGACACCCATCTTCTGCACAGCCTCGAGGTACAGCATGTGAATGTCGCCTTGGTCCACGATGTGGGCGTAGTTACCTCTGTCGTAGGCAGACAGCGCGTTGCCCAGCATTCTGTGCTCAAGTCCTGACTGGTCCCAGCCGGCGTACTCAAACTCTTCGCTGTCAACAGGGACAAACATCGCACGGATCTCCTTGCCCCAAGGTTTCCGCACACTTGTCGGGTTGCCCAGGTTCGGACGGGAGTGGCTGCTGCGGTGCGTGATCGCGCCGATGTGCAGCGTGCGGTTGTGGATCCGGCCATCCTTGTTGCAGTTGATGTACGAGTACCTGCCAGACTCAAGCGTGCCGATGCGGGCCTTGACGATGTACAGTTCTGCGGCCAGCTTGGCTTCAGGGTACACGTCGGCCAGATCCAACATCACCTCCTCAACCATCTGCGGGTCACCCTTGGCGGTGTAGTTAGTCGGCACCCACCCGTACTTGTCCATCAACGCATTGGCAAGCTGGATGCGGCTACCAGGCTGGAACTGGATCAGCTTGTAATCCACCATCTCGCCAGCCTCGTTGCGCCTTTGAGTGCGCTTGCCTGTGCGCTTGTTGACCTTGTAGAACTCTTTCTTCGCAGGGAACGCAGAGCGCAGCTGGTCTTCCAGCTCTAACTGACGAGGCCGCAGCTTCTGCAAGAGCGCGTCACATGCATCCGAGTCGAACGGGACACCAACGCGACCCATCGTCTCTAGCATCTGCGCGAACTCGGTTTCCACTTGCACGGTGGTCAGCCCGTCATCTGCGCTGAACTTGGGCAGACGCGAACGCAGCACGTGGTACAGCTTTGCATTGAGCCGCACGTCCTGAATGCAGTACGTCAGCATCTCTTGCGAGAACGCTTCCCACCCGCCGGCATAGTCGCCCTTGTTGTCGCCCAGCCGGTACCCCCAGCTTTCTAGGGAGTGGGCACCAACAAGGCGACCCGGCAGCAGGTCACGATCCACGAGTGCAAAGTCCCGCTCGCGCCTGTCGCTGTACACCAGCCGAGACCAGACGACGGTGTCGTGGACCTCGCCATCCCAGTCAAAGTCAAACAGCTTGCGGAGAACTGGCAGGTCAAAGCCGGCGATGTTGTGGCCACACAGGACTGTAGCTTGCCGCAGCTTCTCGAGGCCTTCTGCAAGCGTGCCTTCGCGCGGCAAGTCGCTGTGATCGTGATAGCTCAGTACGTCATCACCCTCAGTGTGCGGGTACGTGAGGCACAGGCAGTGGACCTTAGATACCTCGTCAAGCAGCCCGTCAGTCTCAAGGTCAAACAGGATCGTAGTCATCAGACAAACTCCAGCAGTTCTGCGATCAGGGCTTCAGGTGTACTGTCGTTGACAAGGATTGCGTCAGCGTCCAGCATCAGGTCACCCGTGTTGCGCTCGCTCACGTGATCGTTGACAGCTCCGTAGTTGGGGCGGTCAATGCCGATGATGACCCCATCCCCGCGTGCGCCAGGAAGGTCTGGGTCTTCGCGCACCCACTGCAACTCATTGGGGTAGCGGATGTCGCTAAAAACGACAGGGCCGTCCAGCGGTACAACGCGGGCAGCGGCGTCAATCCAAAACCTAGGGTACACACCGCGGGCAAACTCACCGAGTTCCTGCAAGCGTGCGCGGGTACGCAGCGGGTCAGTCTCACCAAGCGCCTTGTGGTACTCAAGCCTTGCGCGGTTCCCTTCATACCGATCATCAAGCAGCAGCATCATGTCTTTGATGGCATCACCAAAGGCCACGCGGGTAAAGCCGTGCTGTTCGACCAGCATCTGCGCCACCATATCCTTACCGCTCGACGGGTAGCCAATCAGTCCAACAACGCAGTCCTTTTTCAAAACGGCACCTCTTCCCTTGCTTCAAAATTTTCTGCACCAGAATCTTCGATCAACCGCCCAGTCGTCCGGTTGTACCGCAGGCTACCGCAGGGACCTGTAGACCCGTTGTACCTGTTCTTGAGCACGCGCATGTTCAGCATGTGCCTGTCTTCTTCCTGCGCTTGGCCGTCACGCTCGAGGCCGATGACCAAATCACTGAGCTGTGCGATAGCACCGCTGCCCCGCAGGTGACTCAGGCTGACCTGCGCCCCCTCTTCGTGGCCTTTGCCCATCGGGCGCTTCAGGTGGCTGACGTTGAACAGCAGGATCTCACCAGTCTCGACAAGCAGGCGCAGTTCGTGCATCAAGCGGTCGATGCTGCGGCGCTCGTTGTCGCTGTCCATGCCGCTGACGATCATGCTGATGTGGTCAAGGAACACCGTCTTGCAATCCAGACCAACAGCAGCAGTGTGGATCGTGGACAGGATCTCCTCAGGATCAGAGCAGCCGAACGAGTCAAACGCATACAGCCGATCCCCCCAGTCCTTGTACGCCTCTTCGATTGCGTGCTTAACCTCCGGCGTGTCTTCTGCTTGGATCAGCGGGAGGTTGGCGTGCGCACTGAAGATGCCCCGCGCCGTTGTAAACGGTCCCTCCTCAAGGCCGAGGTATGCGACCCGCTCGCCTGCTGCCAGCCGCGATGCTGCAAGTTCTCGCATTACTGTGGACTTGCCGATGCCGCTACCAGCGCAAACAGTAATCAGCTCGCCGTAGCGCATGCCGTCTGTCATCTCATTTAGCCCCTCCCACGGATAGCTGCCGGCGCTGCGGGTGTTGCGGTGGAGCGCCTTCTCAAGCAGCGCATCACCGTGAACGAGGCCGGCGGCTGACCACTCTTGAGCGTCCCAAATTGCGCGGTACAGCTCGTTGCTCTTGTTCGCATCCAGCATCTCGCATGGATCTTTGAGCGGTAGCTTGACAATGCGGGCCTTCTGCTTGCCCTTGAACAGCGCACGACATTGCTTGGCCGCAGCCTGTCCCGGCTCGTCACTGTCAAAGCAGAGGATGACCTCTTGGAACTTCGACAGCCACTTGAACTCCTGCTTGATGTACTTCTCTGCTGTCCCCACGCCGTGCGGGATCGACACCACAACAGACTTGGGGCCAAGGGTCTGGTACACAGCCATTGCGTCCAGCTCGCCCTCACAGATGACGACCATGCGCCCTTTGTCACGGAAGCAGTGCTTTCCCCACAGACTCACGGCGTCGTTGTCACCCAGCACTCGGAAGTCCTTGCCGGGTAGCCGTAGCTTCTGCGCGACTACCGCCCCTACGTCATCGTAGTAGTTTGCGACTTGGACTTCTTGCCCTGCGTACTGAGCAAAGCCGTAGCCGTAACGCTCGCAGGTTTCCTTGGTGAGATGGCGGCTACCGATGGGGCGCACAGACACCCCGCTAATAACATTCATGTTGGCGGTCTTTTTGAAAAACTCTGAGGCCTCAGCCTCACGTGGTGCGGTCCCTTCGGTGTACTGACAGGCAAAGCAATACTTGCGCTCGCTCTGCACATCAGAAGCCAACCCCCTGTTGGCCCCACACTCCGGGCATTTAGTTCTTTTGTTTGAAAGCGGCATAGTGTGCTAGACACAAAGCGTCTGCCATGCCGTCGTGTGGTGTGCGGTGTCGAGAACTGGCGAGCAAGGACACCTGCGGATAGCGATCTGCACAGAATGCAAAGGCCCCCTGCTTGTCGTGCTCGTAGTCATCACCAAGGACGGCTGACTTCCACTTGCGGGGGACCACTAGCTCCATCTTGGCCCCCATGATTTGTGCGGTGGCGAGGATACCAACGAAGTTACCCCCAAACTTGAAGGTGCTCGAGGCCCCCTGCCCCGGCATCCCCCAGACCTTCTCAACGCACAGGTAATTCTCCCATACGTCCCACTGGGAAAACAGCCGGTACACCTCAAACCAGTTGATGGGTGTACCAGCTGCCTTCTGCTCTTCCTTGGGAAGGAGCGGCATCGGGAAAGCCTGAACCCAGCCTGGCGACACAAACGCTATGCCGCCCCTCTGTCCAGGGTCCACCCCGATGCCGACAGTCATCAGTCTAGGTCGCCAACAGTGAACGCCTCGTCCATCTCGCGTCCCTTGAATGCATCAGCAGCATCGTTCGACTGCCGGAACATCGGCTCAACCAGCTGCACAGCCTCAATCTTCAGCGTCACACCAAAGACACCGTTCATGCAGTAGGCCTCACCGCGGTAGGCCACCACCAGCTTGGTGCCGCGGCCCAGGCTGCTGATGACATCCTTCGGCACTTCCTGCCCTTGGCCGTCAACGACCGGCAGCTTCAGCGTGTAGCGAGAACCGCCCTTGCGCTGGCCTGTGCCGTTCTTCTTCATCTTGATGAGGGTGTTGCCGGTCTTGTTACCCTCCTCGTCCTTCTCGTCGCGCCGATAAAACAGCGGCTTCTTCGGCGTGATGTCGGCAGCGTCCGTGCCGGTCTCTTGCAGCCAATCATCCATCAGCTCCTCAGACATCCGGTCGAGTTCCGTCAGGAAGTCGTCGTCCTTCTCAGGGTCTAGCGTCAAGGTGACGGAGTAGCTGCCCTTCTCGTCAGTTGGCGAGTAGAAGTAGGGCTCGGCCAGCGTGACAAAGAGGGCGCGGACGGTCGGAGTGTACTTCAGTTCCGAAGCGACTCGGACGTAGGGTTGTTGTTGAGGACTCATGCGAAAAAGTATTGGCAATCTTGGAGTTGATTAAGGTCAAGCGAACCAAACATCGGTAGTTCAGGCAGCTCTTCTGATGACGGCAGTTGCTTTCTTACGTCGTCTGCCAGCTTTTGTAGTGGGTTGTCAGTAACGATGTCCTGATACACGCTGCGTAGCGTATGTGCCAGCACGGGTGCATCATGGGCGTGGCATGCAAACGAGTCGTGGATCATTTGGAACCCAGTCACGCCTGCATCTACAGCCTGGCAGATTGTAAGGGTCGCAGCCGCTGCGTCAATGCTGTGAACCCAATTAGGTACGCATGCTGATCGCGCCTTGCGGCTGTCTACATCATCAGACCACTCTCGAGTGTACACCTTTACCTTCCGGCGCAGGCTGATCTCGTAGATTTTGCTGGTGCTCTTGCGGTAGGCCTGTTGAACACGCAAGCCCGTAGGTGACACCCAGCTCAAATGCTTGTTGTGTTTAGACAGCACGTCCGTGACCTGCTGCATCCACGACATAGCCGTTGCGGCGCTGCGTACAACGTCAGCAAGGGCGTCCACCATCACAGTTGCCAGCCACCACGTGGCGCTGTACGTGTCATTGCCAGGAAACGGCGGTGGGTCCAGTCGCTGGCCGGCAACCTCGTCGTGATACCAGTCGCTTACATAGCCCTGCCGGCTGTAGGCTGTGGCCGAGTACACGTAGGTCATCGTCAGGCGCTTGGTGGCTTTGCGCGGGATCTCCCCTTTGCCCACCATCAGGAACCCTCGAGCCCACTCGCCTTCCTTGTCGTCGTTCTTTGCGAACTCCAACAGGCGCTTTGTCGTCTCGTCTGCCACGTCCTTGTAGATGTCGGCAGGGATGTCAGCGGGCAGGCAGTTCGTAGCAGCAGCGGTGCGCTCGCAGCGCGTAGCAAGGCCGAGGATCTGGAGCCCGTTAGCCGAACCGTCCATTGCAACAGGTAGGCGGCTTGCAAAGTTCTGCGGATCTTCTAGGGCGGCGCCGGCTTCTAAGCACCACGCCAAGAACAGCCACGGCTTGTCGGCCTCACACCACCAACGGTTGTCCAGCGGATCGTCGTAGACCGCTTTGATCCTGTCCCTGTTGTCGTCCACCCACTGGCAGCGAGCGTCCATCGACAGCTTGTCTTCGCCCCACGTGTTGGCGCCGTGAACCTTGAACCACATCAACGACTTGCCCGTACCTATCGGCTTGGCTTCGTCGAAACAACACAGGGCACGGTTCAGCTCGTCACCTTGGTAGTTCAGCGCAGACGTGGTGGGGTAGATGCGGCCTCGGAAGTCAATGCCGTGAACAAGGTGGTGCCCCTTCTTCTCCACGTACATGTCAGCTAGTGCCAACGTCCGGGCAATCTCCGCACGCCGCTGATCCCACTCCTCAATCTTGCGGTAGTAGTTGCGGGCTACCTTGCGGTAAACCTTCCACTCACTCGGCGCTTCCTCCGGCGTTGTCTCCGGCTTTGAAGGACGTGCAGGGTTCTCACGGGGAGGTAGGTCAAGATTCGGATAGGCCCATCCACCATCCACGGCACAACGGTATACCTCCAGAACCTCCTCATTGACACGCCACCGCACGCGCTGCAACGTGTTGATTGCCTTGAAGACCGCCGGGCACTCCGAGTCTCGCATGGATTGCAGCTGTACTCGTTCTCGCGCTCCCATGATGGGACGGCGTCGTACTGCATTTGAGTAAAACCCTCCGTTGTCTGTTGCTGTCCAGTCGAGCGGGACTTCAGTGATCGGTAGATGGAGGGGTGTAACTTGTGCGTAGAGTTCTTCGAGGTCATGGATTCTTTTTGAAAAGGCTTCAGTGAAGCGCAGGTAGCTCCGGTTCTTCCGTTTGTGGCTCTTGCTGTAGTCAACGTACTGGTGCGTCTCAAACACGTCCGGCGCCACGTCCAACAGCAGCTCAAGAACAACAGCACCAAGGATCATCGAGTCGGTATCCACAAGCGTCTCAGTAAACGGCTTGTCACCTGTAGCTCTGATCTCCTCAAGCACGCGCAGCGCATCACCTCGGAACTTGCCAGACAGTCCTCGAGCTACAAGGTTCTTGACCCGGCGAAAGTCCTTGGCGTTGCACAGCATGTGGTCGCGCAGCCAGAAGTGCTCACGGATGTTGTGTGCGATGCGGTTGCGGACCTTGAACGTGGTGTTGCGGTCCCGTGAAGCTACGCAGTTGACAGCGGTCTCCACGGCAATGGCTGCGACGACTCCGCTGTCCACCTTCTCGAGCACCGCCTGCGCCTTGGCGCGTGGTGATGTAGGGCGAGTCGGGCAGTTCACCACCTGCATCTTCGAGAACCCTTTGATTGCCAGCAGCAACCGCGAGCTGATCTCTTGGATGATGCGGGCACCCGGTCCTGTTTTGCTGTACCGGCCAGCCTCGCGCTGTTTCTGTACGCGGCCTTGCCCGTCAACGCAGCGCAGGTCGTAAGCCAGCTGGTAGATGTCTTGGTCTTGCTCCGAGTACGTCAAAGAAGCTCCTCAATGCGCGTCAGGTCTGCGGCGTCCACGTGCAGGTATCGCTGTGTCGTAACAATGGAAGCGTGGCCTAGCATCTCCTTGACCACGTGCAGGGGCACGCCGTTCCTTACAAGATGGTTGGCGTAGCTGTGGCGGATCTGGTACGGGACAAGGTGCGGGTACACTTGGCGCACTTCCTGCCACTTGGTGTTGAACGAGCGGATCTCTTGCTCGCTCACGATCCGCTGCTCGTTGGACTGCCGGCGCTGCTCAAGCACTGCCGCAGTCTCTCTGCCGACAGGCACCTGCCGCAGCACTGTGCCGTGTCCTTTCTTGCTGGTGATCGTCAACAAGCCATCCCGGTAGTCGGACCAGCGCAGCCGGCGCATCTCTTCCCCAGCGCCCCGCAGGCCTGTGACACACAAAAGCCGATACACCAGACAGCCCGAAAATTTTTCGGACAGAAACTGCCGCTGCTCGTCTGTCAGGTGCTGGCGCTCCCTGTCGTTGGCCGGCGGCAGCTCAACACGGAGCCGCTCCTCGAGCATGTCGTACCGCTGCGCGCATCGGACGAGGCTCTTTAGTGCAGCACCAACACGACGTGCAGTGCCTGGGTTCGGCCACGTCTGCGTGATGTACTGAACGGCATCGTCGATGTACCGCTGGTCCACTGCTCGGTCACCGAGAGCGTCGTCGATGCGGCGCATCTGCTTGACCATGTTGAGGGCCGATGCCTTGTTTCGCCACTTTGATTCGGATGTCGTTTTGATGAGCTTTTTGAAGGTTGTCATTGTCACACGATTCTGCCGCCAGCTGCGGTCCGAGTCAACAGATACACCTGATGCAGCAGTTCACCGAAGGTCCCTGGGGTCGTGTGCGTTGCTGTCACCACATCCCACACGTCCGTGGACCGAGACCGAACACCCTCGAACGCCCCCGGATCGCACCCACCGCCGATGCGCTTGACGCCGTTGATGTCGAAGACGGGAACGTCCGCGTTGGCTGCGGGTCCGACGCCACCACCAAGGGCTGCGTTGTCATCAACGACGATGAGAGCGCCTGTAGCGGCCTCGTAGATCGCGTAGTCCCCGAAGCCGGGCGTGGTGTTCGTCGTCGGCGTGATCGGGTACGGGGAGCCCTGGAGGGCGGCGGGGAAGGGGTTGGTGCTTGGCCCGAAGTTGTTCGAACCCGTGACTGTGCTTCCTGACCCGCTATTGTTGAAAGCCTTGCCGATTGAGGCTCCGAGCCTGACACAGTTCACAAGCTTGAACTGACAGGTCCCTGTGCCGAACGTCTGCG